AGGTGAACCTATCTCTGGTTGGTGGACAGATAAAGCTAAATACTTCCCTAATATGACTGGTAGAGAACTCTTTAAAAAGAGAACTGAAGCTACAGCAGATCTAAGAGAAGGAGATGTAGGAGATATTAAGATTGATGATAAGTTCCAACTTAGACCTTTATCAATTAAACAAAACACTGCTAAAACTGGTCAACATATAATCGAACCAAAGAATACAGAGAATATGCTAACTGAACTACAAGTTCAAGATGCAGATTATAATAGTATCTTTAGACTACCTGAAACAATTCAAGAATTCGATCCATCACAAATGACTCTTAGAGAATTACTACAATTACGTGTAGATAATTACGGTCCTTGGAATGATGATATAGGAT